CACCATAAACTTTTGCATAATCACACACACATACATCATCATATACTTTTGCATGACCAAAAACACATGCACCACCATAAACTTTTGCATCACCAAATACACATGCATTGTCACAGACCTTTGCTTCCTCATAAACGCAAGCATTTTCACATACCAATGTATCTCCGTAAACACTTGCTTCGTCACGTACAGTTGCATTGTTAGTTACTATTGCGTTATCATAAACACAGGCGTTATCATATACCCAACAATTTCCTTTTTCGCTTAGAAAAAATTCTTTTTCAATCCAACCGCCCAAGTCACCTTTTTTAACGTCCCCAAAGTCCTTAAGTGCCTCAATTCGATATATTGTTTTACCCCTAAAGATTTTTGAAATATCCGTTCTTATTTTATATTTCGTGTTCATAATTCTTATTTGTTGTTGATTTACTTATGCAAAGATAAGAATAAAATTTGATATTACCAAATTATTAATATTAAATTATGTTAATTGAATGATATAATAAAAAAAGGATAGAACAATGTAAATAAACTTACAAAAGTTCTATCCTCAAAACATTTGAATTATGAATTTATATTTTTTACTATTTCTATTTTAGTAGAATATTGCTTATCGTGACTATTAAGTATTACATAGTCTTTAGACTGTTCGTAAATCTTATATAGTCCCAAACAAGTTAATTTATCAACTTGTGTATTACTAAATTGTTTCGCTTTCTCTTTTGTGTCAAACTTATAACTATCATCTTCGATAACTTTATTAGTGTCTGTTACCAAATTATATTTGACTGTATATTTAATATTCTTTCCCATAACTTTTATATATCAACTAAAATAAAGTAAATCAAAGAAGAATGTAATTATATCTTCCTTCTTCATATCTTTGATTTCAATCCTTATTTTATCCTTGTTTTCCTCCCCCAAGCGTACAAAAAATAATTCTGTAGGCTTAATTATCAAACTGAAATAACGTCCGCTTAATACGCCTATGTTTTCAACATTTTTAATTAATTCTTTTGTGAACTTGAAAATAATACGTTTCACATCATCTTCCGTATATTTATCATACGATATAAAGTAAGATAATTTACACATGATACTATATTTAACCTTCTCGTCTAACTCGTGTGTAATTTCTTTGATTGATATGTTATTTCTCAAACACCAACCATATAAACGTACAAATACATACTCATTATAATTTTCTCTTGCAATGACACGATTATACTTATAATCATAATCAAAGCATATAGCAATCATATCATTGTCTTTGTTTGAAACATAAAAACGTTTCATGTTATAGGCAAGTTTAATTACATTTACTTTGTAATAAACGTTTTCCAAAACACCTTCAAAGTCATTATCTTTAATAACTTTTTCTAAAAGTGTTGCTAAATTAGAATGTTCCATAATTCTGTTTTATTTGTTTTACATTGCAAAAGTAACTAATTTATTTCAATTAACCAAATTATTCATGTTAATAAAAACAAAAAACCATAACTACTTATCTCAAGCGGTTATGGTTATTTTAAAAATATTAACTAAATAAAAATCTACAAAAAATTTACAACTATGAAAAAAAACTATCATTAAAAAACTAATCTATATTTGATATGGAATGCCAACCATTCTCACTTTGTGTCCATGCAACTTCAAACTTCTCTTTCTTATCTCCGAATGATAAGTTAAGCGTTGTTACATTGTTTCCAACGTCCGTTAATGTAACCTCTGTTGCAAGTCCACCTAATGTTTCATTCACTCGTTCAGAAAGGATTTCTCGCTTTCTGAACTTTGTAGGTTTCCAATTTTTTAATAAGTTGGACTTTATAACATCTCTAAATGTATTACTCATAACATTATATTTTTACAAGTGAAAGTTTGGTTTAATACGCTTATATGTCTTCTCGTTTGGACACTTGTTACTTGATACAATAACGTCCGTTGCCCATGAGCCAATATATTCTTTGTCTTCCTCCTTTGGAACATAATCGTGACTTCTGCCATTCCCTAAGCACGTAAGAATAGGTAGTGGGTGTACAATCATATCCTCAACCTTCGGACAGTCTTCAATGTCGACAAATTCCTTCTTTGTCTTATTGATAAAGTAGCGGTACTCATTTGCTTTCAAGTCCTTTACATTCTCGTCAGTACCTTGTTCAAGTGCTATATAGTAGTAATTTTTATCGCCTACAACCTCATCAGAATAATCACCTGCCCATGCCATAGGATAGCCTTTATACTTTCCGTTCTCATCATTGATGAGAGTTGTAAAAGCGTTCACAAAGTTGTTTCCGACATAAGAATGCTCCATTAGCTTTAATCCATTATTATAAGAATGTGCATATAATGAAGCAACGACCTTCTTACTATTCTTTTTGTCAATAATGACAGGTTTAAAATATTGTCCCATAATTCTAAATGTTTTAATTGTTTTTAAATGATAGTGCAAAGATAGACAAATAATCTCAAACTTCCAAATAAAATTAAGTATTTAACATTTCTTTAACATATGTCGGTATTTTGGATTCCCATAAAGTAAAGCAATGTGATAATAATCAACTACACCGTATATTTCCTTAATTAGGTTAATGTTCCTTTCTGTAAGGTCCTTTTGGCATGGATATTCCAAGATAATACTATTTTTGTCAATCTTAATTTCGGGAACTCCATTTACAATGTTTACTTCCTCTGCAATTCCATCCTTAAACAACATGGTAAACTCATGTTCTGTCATAGGGTCTTTATCATTAAAGAAAGGTTCATAACCCATTTGTATAAGGGTATCATCACATAAAATAATAACGTCCCAATAGCTATTTAATTCCTTCATAATTCTTATTATATTTAAATACGTGTGCAAATTTAACAAGAAAAATTCAAATATACAAATTTTCCTTGTTAATTTACGTTAATATTAAGAATACATCTTTTCTACAAACTCAATTACATTTTTGTAAAAGTTATAATTTATCTCACCACGTTTCTTCGCAAACTCCAATATTTCCTCCTTTGTTCCATTAATAAAGAACGTGGACCACTGATTATTAGAGCGTGTATAAACAAAGTTATGACCACATTCCCAATTTTCATGACCTATATAGTAGTCAGCAGGTGACATTATTTTTGCATCACTAATAAAGCGTACAACATCGTATATACAAGCATCACCACAAACAATTGCGTTATCTCTCACCAAGCAAGTACCTATTAAATGTGCATTGTCACAAACTTGTGCATTATCTAATAGAAGGGAATTGCCATACACTTGTGCGTTATCCTTAACAATAGAACAATCTTCCATACGTGCGTTATTAAACACACGTGCGTTATTTTTAACTTTAGAATATCCTCTTACTTGTGCATTATCAAATACCACTGAATTGTCGCACACTTGTGCAAAGCCGTTTATTATAGCATTGCCAAATACTTTTGCATTTCCGTAAACTTTTGCATCCAAGAATATCCAACAATTGCCTTCTTGCGAAAGATTATCTTCTTTCTCAATAAAACCACCAACGCTACCCTTCTTGACGTTTCCAAAGTCCTTGAGAGCCTCAACACGATAAAGTTTGTGTCCGTCAAATGTATAACTTAAGTCAGTTCTAAGTTTATACTTCTTATCCATAATTCTCTTTGTTGAAATTGTTTATTATAGTTTTTTACAAAGATGTGTCAAGTATAGCTTTACAAATATTCTTTTGGCTAATACTATCGCATTCTTCGATAGATGTTTGTTCACATTCATTCATACTATCATCCGTCATTAAGTCGATACAAATGTCATTACCAACAACAAAGGCTCTTATAACGGGGTAATATTCTTTATCGCTTTCAATATAAGCCATAGGAGGAATATTCTCAACAAGCGCATATCCGTCTTCGTCAATGAAACGAACTTCTCGTAAATCGTTGTTTTCAAAAAAACGTATTACTCTTTGTTTAATTTCATTATCCATAATTCTATTTGTTTTGATTTATGATTGCAAAGTTAAGTATTTAATTTGAAATATCCAATTAAAATTATTAATTTAACATATAATTAACATTAAGTGGTTTTTAGGTATTATATATAATATATTACGCATACATGTGAATGAAAACATAAACTTGTTTTAAGGCGTTCTAATTGCTTATGTTAGTTGTTACCTTATAAGTTATCAACTTTATATATTAAGTTCGTCAGAAACGAAATAAAGTGGCAATAAAACAAAAAAGTGGTACTACTTATCCCAAGCAATACCACTAAACCAATAATAACTTTTATATTTAAGAAGTTTTCTTTAATCAATTCCGTAAACCTTCTGTACAAAAGGACGTATACTCTTTGTAGCCTTCTTAAATTGCTTTAGGTTCATTCCGCCACACGCAATTTTGTTCATAATGTCATAGGCTCTCTTTTCTGTGTCCACGTATCTATACAATACGTTGTTTGTTCCGTCATGGTGTACACCCCTAAAGCGTACATTCCACTCGTCCAAGTACCACTCGCACTCATCACATGATGTGTTCTGTAGAATGTCTGAAATGTCGTTATACACCTTTGATGCAACACGTACACCATTCCATAGTCCAAGTTCTGCAAACGCTACTACATAGCCTTTAAAATTCGTGTTCTTTTCTGAAAGATTATGGCGTTCGTCCTCAATGTACATATCATTATTCTCATCAATAACTCTCATTACGTTATTGTCTGAAAGGTCATTGAAATTTTGTTCACGCATAAATTCCCGTGTTTCCTTCATTGAGTCCTCATCGTATAGGTCAATGTTTGTCCAAATTAAACACCTTTTCATAATTCTAATTGTTTTATTTAATTGTGTCAGCAATATTACTGAATTACGATTGCAAAGATAAGCATAAATATTTAAACGAAAAAGTAAAAATATATATTTAACATTTAGTTAACACTTGAAGACTTATCGAAGATTATTCTAATTCATATTATTATATAATATACGCATACACGTGGAAATATCTATAATTCTATATTTTCGTTTTTAAGTGTCTTAAATTATATTTGCCTTGTAATTACATATAAAGATAATTATAAGACGTTAGAAGACATAAAAAGCCCTATAGGATAAACATAATTAAATGTTATACCTATAGGGAGAAACAGCAACATATTTAAATGTTAAGAATTACAGTCTTTCAAGTTCATGTGGGTATGCTTCCAACTCACAACCTAAATCATCGGACAAGTGGATAATAGTTTCCTCGTTGTCCACGTTTGTATCATTTCCTCCTATTGAATCAATTGCCCAAACTCTGTTTAAATCTCGTGTGTCCTCGTCACAATCATGATAAAGAACACAATCACCAACCATTAAAGGTCGTTTGTTTCTATCATAAACCATAGTTGATAAATTAATTTGTTTTTGTGGGACTATTCCCTATTTGTTCTCTGCAAAGATACGCAAAATATTTTATTCAAGCAAATTATTGAAGTTAATAAATGTTTTTATTTTTCAATAACGTATTTAACTTTTTCAATTAGTGTTTTTGGCTTGATAAGTTTTTGTTCTGCTCGCATAACCTTGTAAATCATTTCAGAGTTCTCTGCTCTTAACTTTGCAACTTCCTCTGATAACTTTTTGTTTCTCTTTCTTACAGAGTTATATTGTTCCTGGCTGATAAACTTGCCTTCTTCGTTCCTTGCCTGCTGATAGCGTGATATTTGTTTCTGTAGTCCTTTAAGTTCATTTTCAGACTTGATACACTTATCTTTGGCAAAGTAATACATATCCTTCCATCTATCTCGTTCAGAAACAATATACTTCAAAATTACAGACGTTGGAATATTGTCATTAGGACGCTTATTCTTATTATTCATAATTTACTCAATTTAATTTTGTTTTTTATAGGGTCGGTTAATGTTTCGTAACCAACCCTTGATATCACTTACCACTTGCAGCGCAAGTCACCTTCTCTTACTATAAATTCAGTATTAGGCATAACGAATTTCCCCTTTTTGAAATTTTCTGCCGTTTTTTTAAACTTCAAACCTACTACTACATTTCCGTCTTTATAACGTGCATCGTATTTATCTCCGTCAATGACTTTGTAACCCATAAATGTTTTTGGCATTGTTTCTGTACCAAATACAACGGCAATACGTCCTCCATCCTTTAGATAGTCCATGCCTAAGTTAAAGTTATCCTTAGACCCGTCAATAGACCATGTTACATCATAGTTAGGATATTTCTTCATTAACTCCAAATAGTTAGGTACTTTCGTGTAATCGTAAAACATTACATTAGGAAACATCTGTAAGATATTCTTTTTACCTAACTTAAACAAAGTAGGGTTTAAATCACTTGTTCCATTAATACGTACTGAAAACTCGTGTCCCTTCAATTTTGCACGTTTCTTTTCTAATTTAATTTCATGCAACATTAAACGCATGAATACTTCTCTATTAGCAAAGAACAAACGTGTCTTTGTAACACGTGAACCGTCTATATCATCACGACCCGACAAACGGCTAACCTTGTTACGTCCACTTCCCATAAGGCAATTTGCTTTGCACATATCATTCTTTGGACAAACATTAAAACCACTTAAGTCGGCAGCTGCCAAATACAAACAATATGTTGAGAAATGATGTTCGTATGAGTGCAACATCTTTGCACTTTGTGCAACTTTACCTAAATAAGTAACTCCTACTTCTTTCAGTGTTGCCGTATAGCTTTTCCACTTGATGTTCTTTAATCGGTTCATTTCAGAATTAAATTCTGCAAACTCACTCTTTGTCATCAAACTTTCTTTCATAATTCTAACTGTTATTTTAATTGTTTTTGTGGGACTATTCCCTTTTTGAAATACGTTTGCAAAGGTAAGGATAATTTTTTAAATAACCAAATTTATAAAGTTAAGTAATGTTAAATAAAATCTTTCATTGAAATAAAAAGTGGCATGTTAAACGCATAGTTAACACACCACTCAAACAAACTTATCTATTTAACATACTTGAAATTACAAGCGTATTTACTTGTTTTTCTTACTTTGATGTAATTGTTACCTTTGTAAGTTTCAACCACTGATATCCTAAAGCACTTTTACGCTTTTTATTTGCGCACGCTGCAATATTTCCAATGGTTGCACGATTGTTACTTCCTAAAGCAATTGCAGCCTCCGTGCATGAATTATATCGTGCAATGACTTTGCCATCCTTCACTTGTGCGACCGCTACTGATTGATATTTCTTTTTCTTATTATTTTCTCCCATAATTATACACTTTCTTTTATTAATCTAACTTAATTGGAGAAATACCGCACGTTTTAAGCATTTCATTTACTTTGTCCATGTTTGTTTCTCTTTCAGCACCAACTTCCTCTAAAAAATCTTGCAGTGTTTGTCCTTCAAATGATAAACCTCCAAAAGGGTTTGTAAAATCATCTTCCAACTGAACATTAAGATATTTGCTTACTGACTTGTTACTCATGACTTTTATAATTTTATATATTTATATTTTTACTTAATTATATCTTTATATTTAGATATATTGATATTTATATCTCTCTGTATAAGTGTATATTTATTCATTTATAACCTCCCTCCATTTGAAAGGAGGTTATATGTATTTGTTTTAATCGGTTGTTTGAATAAAGTAATTTAAATCATCATCCTTGAAAGTATCTAAGGCAATGTCACGTGCCTTATAATAAAGGTCAGTATAAACGCTTGCAAGTGATTCATTTCCTTTCTCGTAATGTTCCCATGACTTGATGTTGAGAGCCATAACAAATTCCGTGAAGTACTTTACAAAACCCTTCCAATCTTTTACAACACGTTTGAAGGTTTCTTTAATACCTCTCTCACCGTCCATTAATTCTGCAATGGTTAAATCACTTGAAAATGTTGTAAGACGTTTATATCCATTTTGTGACATTACATTCTCAAAGTACTTTTCACTCATCATTGCTGCTTGAAATACGTTCATAATTCTTATTTGTTTTAATTTGTTCTATGGGAATATTCCCTTGTTGTTTTGAATTACGATGCAAAGATAAAGATAAAAGTTGGAATGTACAAGTAAATTTTTCTTTTTAACTAAAGATTAACAATCTTATAAATTTATGTTAATAAGAATATTTCGATTGAAGTGTGATTTAATAAATTACCTATAAGGGTGTTTATTTTCGTTCTAAGGGACTTTATACTCCAAAGTGGTACATTTACTCATAAATCTAAAAATAAAGCGTTAAAACACAAATATTGAGTAAATTTATTTATTAGACATTTTGCACAGAGATAAAATAAACTTCTTTCAGTTGGAATGATGATGTTTTATTACTTTAGTTTTTTCTCTTCAAATTCCCTTCGTGCGCGCGCATAATATTATAATTAATTAATATATACTAGAAT